TGAAAGCGCCTGTTCCCAACGCACCACCCACGGTTCAAGGGTGTACTTTACAAATTCCAGCGACTGCTGCTCAATATTGGAAAAGCTCGATTTCTCAAGGTCCCCAACCATATGCGGAGGAACTCTGAAAATTCGAGCTATTTCGTTAATTTGAAATTTCCGAGTTTCAAGGAATTGCGCCTGTTCTGGTGAGATAGATATCGGGGTGTATTTCATCCCCTCTTCTAACACTGCCACCTTTCCGGAATTTGCTGAGCCGCCAAAAGTTGAGTTCCAACTGTCGCGCACTTTAGCCGGGTCTTTTATGGTTCCGGGATGCTCCAGAACCCCGCTCGGCGCAGCACCGTTTGCGAAGAACTTCGCACCGAATTCCTCGCACGCGATTGCCATGCCGATTGCGTTTTTCGCCATAGCTATAGGGCTATATCCCACCAAACCGTCAAAGCCAAGTCCGGGAATGTGTAACACATCGCTTGGTTTCAAGATTACGGTGTTTCCCGTCATCGTAGCCGCTTCCTCATTCGCCCGCGAATATGTGTAATATAACTGCCCTTTTTCGTCTCGGTCCACGCTCATCTTATTAGGCATCAACGGGTACAAAGCAATAACCTCACCCTTGCCATTTCGGATGATTTGCGCGTAAGCATTACCCCAAAGCAGCAGGTGAGTCATCAAGGTTTCCCTGAAAACGAAACTCGTCATTTCCGGATTAGGCTCATCATGCAAAAGTCGGTAGAGGTTTGTGTCAACCGCTTGTTCCTTTCCACCACCTTCCTTATAGCGGTAAAGGTGCAAAGGCAAACCCGCAATTGCCTCCGAAAGTATTCTCACGCAAGCATATACTGCGGTCATTTGCATTGAGGAACGTTCAGTTACCGACTTCCCGCTCGTAGAACCACCCATCAGAAACGAGAAGCTGCTACCTACCGTTTTATTCTGGGGTTTATCTCTCGCCCGAAATAATCGTGAAAATATACCCATTGCCTACCTCCTATAAAAACAAAATGCCCCGGCTGTCGTACACAGACTCCGAAGCATCGTTACCGCACCTTATTGCGCGGTCCAGCGCCATAACAGTAGCCACAGCACCGTCTATTTTTTCAGTTGATTTTTCTTTATCCATTTTTATGTTTCCTGCCGGATCGGTTCTCGCACACACGTTATCCATCATCCAGTGAAGCACCGGGTGTCCGCTATGCGCAATCTTCTGTTCCAGAACCAGCTTCATCAGCTCTTTCGTAGGTGGGGACATATCTTTAAACCCCTGCCCAAAAGGAACCACCGTGAAACCCATTCCTTCCAGGTTTTGAACCATCTGCACTGCACCCCAACGGTCGAAGGCAATCTCGCGGATATTAAATCGCTCACCCAGCCGCTCGATAAATTTTTCAATGTAGCCGTAATGCACAACGTTACCTTCGGTAGTTTCCAGAAAGCCCTGCCGCTCCCAAATGTCATACGGAACGTGGTCCTTATTTACGCGCGTAGTTATGTTGTCCTCCGGTATCCAGAAATACGGAAGAACGATGTACCGGTCATCGTCATCGGTAGGCGGGAACACCAGCACAAACGCCGTAATATCCGAAGTCGAAGATAGGTCCAGCCCGCCGTAGCAAACCCGACCTTCAAGCTCGTCTTCATCAATTACCGCTTTGCACTTTTCCCATTTATCCATCGGCATCCAGCGCACCGCTTGCTTTACCCATTGGTTCAAGCGAAGCTGCCGAAATGAGTTTTCTTCTGCCGGGTTTTGCTTTGCCGAATTGCAAGCTGCCTGCACCTTATCAAACCCCACAGTAATTCCGAGAGATGGATTCGCCTTCTTCCACACCTTCGGATCGGTCCAATCGTCATCTTCTTCTGCACCGTAAATAACCGGGTAGAAGGTTGTATCGTGCTTCCTTCCCGCCAGGATATCCTTTGCCTTTTGATGCGTTTCATAGCAGATGGAATGTGTATCGGTTCCGGCTGTGGTGATCAAAAAGTAAAGCGGCTGCATTCTCGCATCACCTGAGCCTTTGGTCATAACATCAAACAGCTTCCGGTTGGGTTGCGTGTGCAGTTCGTCAAACACCACGCCGTGTATATTAAAGCCGTGTTTACTGTAGGCTTCTGCTGACAACACCTGATAGAAACTGTTCGTAGGCAGGTAAACAATACGCTTTGTTGCCGCCAGAATTTTTACTCGCCGGTTGAGCGCCGGACACATACGAACCATATCCGCCGCCACTTCAAAAACAATGCTGGCTTGCTGCCGGTCCGCTGCGCAGCCATAAACCTCTGCACGTTCTTCGAAATCACCGCAGGTAAGTAAAAGCGCGACCGCCGCCGCCAACTCCGACTTGCCCTGCTTCTTCGGAATTTCAATGTATGCCGTGTTGAATTGTCGATACCCATTCGGTTTAATAACTCCAAAAACATCACGGATTATCTGTTCCTGCCAATCTATAAGTTCAAACGGCTTCCCCGCCCACGTTCCTTTTGTGTGGCACAGGCACTCTATGAAATTTACAGCGTAATCCGCCGCCGCTTTATCATAGTGCGAGTCCTTTGCCATGAACTTGGTCGGTACGTACTTTTTCAGTTTTCGCAACTTCTCACCTCCTTTTTTCGGCAATAAAAAAAGACCTCTAAAGGTCCTATACGAGCAACAGCCCCATCGGGAGCTGCTGGTTGTTTTCAGTTTTATTTTTTTATCAATCCAATTCCAGGATTGTTATGTTCAGGTTAAACTCGGCTTGCCTTCGGTTAACCACATTTCTGGTATCGTAATAGTAGGTAGGAAAGTCCTGCGCCAACCCGGTCCATTGCAATTCGCCCTTTTCAACGATTGCGACCTTCTGGTCTTTCAGCTCTTTCAAAACATCCGTAAGTTTTTCCATTGCCGTACCTCCTATCAACCGAAGTTCCGAAGTACCCATTCAAGCGCCGCCTTCGCGCCTTTCGTCTTGGGTTCGATGTCCCAGCCCCTGTCATAGTTTACAACCTCGCGCCCCGTTCCTTCATTGGTAATGGTCAGCTTGGAAATCCTGCCGCCATCAATTCCGAATTCTGAGCATTCCTCGTGGCGCTTAACCCAGAAGTGGAATGTCCCGCCCGCGATTTGAAGTCTGCCATCCTTCCTGAGAACCCCGACCTCCGGCTGTACTTCCTTGTATGCGGGAACGTAGCAGCATAGCTGTTTTCCGTTTCTCACCATGCGAAGCGAGAAAGGGGATGTCATTCCGTTAAACTCGCCGCAGCAGGCTCCGATGGAAATCAATTCATCGTTGCCATGCGCTTCCGCTATCTTCTGTAGGCTTGCAATGTACTCGTTTAAGGTTATTGGCTTTCTCATGCTTTCGCCCCCTTTCTTTCTGCATCGAATGCGGCTTGAATTTTTTCAACCGCTGTTGCGCAAGCCTGCGCTGCTTTGATTGCTTTTCCTTCGCCAAGTTCTGCAAGCTCGAAAGCCTCGCGTTCCTTCTTGGTTAATCTGTGCTTGGAAAGTTCCCAAAGTTCATCGTGCGCTTTCATTGCCGCTTCCGCGTTCATTTGCGCTTCGTCCGCCCTGTTCCAAGCTCTGCCGGCTTCACCCGCGTCCGCCAAGGCAATCGCGTCTGCTGCGCGGTTGCAAGCCGTTGTGCCGTAAATTTCGCATGCTTCTCTTGCTGCTTCTCTCGTTTCATAAATCTTCGCCATTTTTCTTTCCTCCTTAACCTACCAGGCTGAGCATTCCGTTCTTGGAAGTTGTGTAGGAAATCTTGCATCCGATTCTGGCTGCCGAGTAAATCAAAAGGTCAAGTGCCATTTTGTAATCGGCGCAAGCTGCTTTGTCTCCGTACTTCTTGTAATGGTTGTGGTCCCTTACTAAAATTTCTGCTTTTTCCCTTGCGTATGCTTCTGTCATGGTGGTGTCTCCTTTGCTTTTTGTAGGTGTATATTAACTCTAAAAAAGATATATATCCAGCGATTTGAGGCACTATTTTGAAGATTTATTTATTTATTTTTACGATAAAAACCACCCCCGAAAAGGTGGTTTTCTGCGGCATATTCAGGGGGCAATTAATCATTTATACTCTTTTACCAGAACCCTGATGTGCAGCCTTTGGATGTTGTATCCTCCGGCAAGTATGCTCTCGATTTCTGCCCTGCCTTCCTTGCCAATTACGATGCCGTTCAGGACCGTGAACCCTTGTGTGCCTTGCGTAGCTCTGATGTTCGCCCAGCTCGTTATTTCGCCGGTTATTGCCTGAACCCTTCGTACCAGGTCAAAGATTAAAAATTCCGCATCACGAATGTTGCTCTTGTGAATCTGTTCATCCGACTGTTCTGCGAACCTGGTGTCTGCGTACTTGTATTTCTTCCGGAATGCATCCCACTCCATTTCACGGCGGTCTTTCCAATACCTCGCTTTACGTTCCAGGTCCCAAGCATCCCACCGGGCAACCAGCTCGTCTCGGAGCTTCTTCAGCACCTCCGGTATTTCCCGAAGCACCGCTTCCTGTTCAAGCTCGCCCGTTAGCTGCTTTTCGTACTTTTTCAACGTTAGCTCTGTTTCTTCAATCTCACGCTTTCCCCTTTGGATGTCTTCCTTCAGGTACTTAATATCGCACATCAGCCACATCGCTTCGGTGTTTCCAGTGCTACGAACATCGTCAACTGTTTTGCTGTCCGGGTCTGCAACTCCGAGCTTTATGAGCTTCTGCTTCTTCTTTTCAATTATGTTTAGCTTCTTCTCAATGGTTCCCTGCATGGTTGCGATTTTCTTCTGCGCGTTCGCAATACGCTCTTTCAAGGTTTCTACGGTCATACCTTCCTCCTTAGTGGGCTTGCTGCCCGATTTGGTATGTGTATATTCGCTCTAAAACGAATAATTATCAAGCGTATTTGCGAAGAATTATAAAGAAATATTTATTTATCTTTGCGGGAAATTTTGATGGATTACATCGATGATTTTGTCCTGTTCTTCCACGCTGATTCCCATTGAAATCAGCGCCTCTCGCGTACCGCAATCCGGGCAAATAGCCGTAGCGTTATCCTCTCTGGACAGCGCCGGTCTTCCGCGGTATTCATTTCCGCATTTCGGGCAAATTCGTAACGTTTTTTCAGGTGTTTCCATTTTACATACCTCCTACGCTTGCTTTGATTGCTGCGCGTAAATATTTTTTATCAAATCCGAAATCATCATAGCCGTTTTTGCATACCTCCACATAGAAATTGGATGGTATCCCAAGCGGACGGTCCTCATGCATGATGTAAACGAATGCTTCAATTTCCTGCTGTGTTTCCTTCAGGGTAACCTTAACTTTTCTCTTGTAGTAGAAGGAAGGATACCCTTCGTAAATGTCTAACCGATGCTCGTGGAAGCGGTCAACTTCCCAAACTCCTACCGGGACCACCGCACCTTTCTTCTGTTCAATCGTCAGGTAGGAACCCGTCCTGCTGCCTTTGAACAGGAGCTGGTATCCTTTGATTTCTGCGGTCCCAACCGGAACCGCACCTGGGCATCGCATCTGCATCTGCCCTTTATTTAAGTTGCTGCCGTATGCCAAATAATACTTTTTCATTACCGTCTACCTCCTTACGCTACTCTTCCGTTGCGGAAGGCTGCATCCCCTGAAAGGCGCTTCGTTAAGAACTCTCTTGCGGTTTTAAATTCCTCGCCTATGAAGCCGAGTCTAAGCAACCAGGTTCTCATCGCGTATTTCGGGTTCTCGTGCTGCTGGGGTTTGCTGCTTGCGGTTCTCAGCTCTTTTGCGAGTTGTGAAAGCGCCAGGCAAAGCTGAATGTAGCTCTTGAGCTGTCCGGCGTGAAGCCCATTCTGCTTGCCGTTTGCAGGTGCATCAAATTGGAAAAGTCTGAATTCAATCGTGCCTTTTGTGAAGGTTGCGTGGTAGTTCAGCATGTGGTAGCGGCTATCGTTATAATGGTCGGTTCTGCCCCAGGTTGCATTGTGGCTCTTGTACCAGATGTCTGCGAAGGCTGCCATCGTGGTGGGCTTCTTGCGATTTACTTCGGTAAGGAAGCGGGTATCAACCGTTCTGCAATAGCTTCTGATTCTGGAGCTTGAAATGTTGAGCGCTTCGGAAAGCAGGCTCTCGTGGCTTGCCATTATGTTCGCCAGGGTTCGGAGCGTTTGAGGCGTGTGTCCATTCGCACCAATGTGGATGTGAACTCCGCAGCCGCGGGTTGAGTCGCTCTTCGCGCCGTTCTTGCGAAGAATTCTAATGATTTCCTGCAAGGTGTCCATGTCCGCGTAGGTCAGGATCGGCGTTACCATTTCGCATTTTTCTTCGTCCGGTCCGGCGATGCTTCCGTCTCTCTGGAATTTCCAAACCCTGCCTTGCTGGTCTTTGCAAGCCCAGGAGCTGTATCCGTATTCGCGGGCTGCGTACCAGGCTGTCGTGCCGAAATACTCGGCTATCTTCTTTGCTGCCTTCTCGCGGCTGATGCTGTTCATTTCAACTTCAACCCCGATGGTCTGTTCCTTCATTTTGCTGATTTGCTGTTCGATGTTTGCTTTCATTTTTAATCCTCCGTGGGCTGCTGCCCTTCGTTTTTTGTACGTGTATATTCGCTCTAAAACACACATATATCAAGCGATAATCGAAGAATTTTTAAATATAAATTTATATTTATTTTCGCAAATTCTCTTGACTTTCAGCACCTTTTATGAACCAGAATTTAAGCCTCGCTTTCCTCATTTTTTACCTGATACAAAACCAGAACGCCTTCCTCTTCCATAAGGTTATACCTTC